CAGTTCGGGGAACCGAATCTCGTAGGGCTGCGCGGGCGTGGGCAGTGCGCCCAGCTTGATCAGCTTGTCGATGAACGGCCGAACAACAAGAGGCTCGGCGTAAGCTTCACGCCGGTCCGCCACGCGGTCGTCCCAGTTCCCGCGGTCCATCTTCGCGGCGAGCTTTGCCTGCTCGCTGCCCATCAGGATGCGCTGCGGAATGCCTGTCGCAGCCGACAACTGTGAGATGATCCCCTCGGCCGACGGGGCAAGGTTGGCGACGTCCGACCCGAGCTGTTTCATCTCGACGCCGCGGGTCCGAATGACGCGCTTGAGACCGTGGATGTAGGCGTCGGTCTCCTGTTGCATCTTCACAATCTCGTCGGCCGGCAAATCAATCGTCGGGTCGAGCGAAATCTGCATCCCTGCGTCGGCTCGACGCCAGAACGCCTCGGCACCGCCGCCCGTGACCTTTTCCAAGTCGTCCAGCAAGTTCCACACGCGCTCGAGGCGCGGGATCCCGTAGGTGCGATCCTCCAATGTCTCCGCGATATGAATCACTCGCGAGAAGTGGATCTTCTTGCCGACAACGTTACCGGTGTTATTGGCCGACGGCGCCTTCGAAGTCGTTCGGTTCAACATGTAGAACACGGGCAGGCCGAACCGTTCGCTCGTGTCGTTGTTGTCGAACTCCAGAATCTTCGCGTCGTCCTCCGCATAGGCCGTGAGAAACTTGAAATCCTCAGGCGCACACTTGGTCAGTGGTGTATCGAGCGGGCCTGGTGCACCGATCACGAGGATGCTGTATCGGCCCAACCCCGCGAGGATGTCGCCCTTCTGAAACATCGACCACACCTTGAGGCGGTCGTTCAGTGCGTACCACGCCTTCTCAAAGGGTGTGATGTCCTGCGGATCGGGCGACTCGACCAGCTCGCCGCCGCCTCGGAACGTGTCCTGAGGCTTGGCTTCAACGATGCGCGCCGCCACACCATTGCGCTTGTACCGTGCGCGATAGTCCTCGGGGAACAAGAGCCGGGCGTAGCCGAGCGCCTGGTACAGATCCCGTTTTCCGCCGTAGGTGATCCCGGCCACGTTCGAGAACCGAGCACGGTTCACGAAGTTAGTCGCGATCTCCCCGAGTGTGCGCAGCATTACATGTCCTCCAGCACGCCCGCGGCGCGATAAATCGCACGCCAGTGGACGAACATCGTCAGTATCGAGTCAATCCGGAAGTCCGCGCAGTAGCGCGCGTGTTCCCGGAATCCGTCGTGTGCGACGAGCATGGCGACCGACTCGGCAAAGGCCTCATGCTGATGTGTCGTCAGCCAGCCCCGCGCCATGATGTGCCCGCCCTCGTGCGCGAGCACAGCGTACCGCGCGTTCCAATGCAAGGCCGCGTCAATCCAGATCGTGTGCGCGTCGAAGTTCGTCAACCCATACGCGGGCTGGCCGTTGTGTTCGATGCTCGGTACGTAGCTAACTTCCCACCCGAGGCCAACGAGGCGGCCTTCCAAGTCGAGCGCCTGCCAGTACTGATCATCGGCATCACTCACGCGCGTGAAGCCTGGCGAGACTACGAGCGTTTCGCCGGCGAGCACCGCAAGACGCCACGGCGCGTGAACGAGGATGGCTGCGAGTAAGAACGCGAGGACACCGGCTTTCACCGGCACATCCCGCCCGTTCCGGTGACGCAGAAGTACACGATGAGCATGCCCGCGGCCGCGTCTTGAATGGCCTGACAGGCTCCTTCGCCGACTTCGATGAAAACCCAGTACAGCATGACAGCTCCTTTACTGAATCGGCCAGATGACGACGAGAATCGACAGGACGATCAACAGCTTTACCATACGGCGAACTGCCTTTGTGGTTTCGGCTCGAGCAAGACCGCGTTAAACGCGGCGCTCGATGCGTCCACCTGATCATCGTGCTTCCCCGTCGGGAACGTGCAAAGCTCGCGTAGGAAGTCCTCGTTCCAACCCTTCCCCTCGAGTCCGCCCTGCCCTCGGTCACGCACGATACGCACGTTACCCGCTTCGCACTGTGCGCGGAACGGGTTGGAGCGTTGAATTTTCGACCCCGCGACGGTCACGCCTTTGTAGTCGAACCCCGCAAGGAGAATCACATGCGCCGCAATCACGGTCTTGCCTGCGCCGCCGCCCTCGCGCTCTTCACGTTGCGGCACCAGCTTCGTATCACGCTTGGCCGTCGCGCGCATGTGCGCCTCGACTGCGGCCGGTCCCCATTGCCCGCGCACCACGTCCTCGACGTAGTAAATTCCCTCGGCCTCGCTGATGCGGCAGCCGACGGTGTAGTCGCCTGCACCCTCGGTCGCCGCCGAGTCCCACCCGCGCACGCGGCGAGCGACCTTCGGCGCAGCGTCAACATACGTGAACCACTCACGCTTAAATTTGCCGCCGCCCTCGGGCGCGGGTGCCTGTTGCAGCTGACCAGACGTGCCATATTCTCCGAGATCGATCTCGAGGAGTCGCACGCGTTCCTCGGGAATCAAGTCGGGCGCCAGTAACTGACCGGCTTCCGTCCGTTCGTCTCGAGGGTCAGCCGTATAGCCCGGATCGTCGTCTTTCGCGGGTCGCGTCGGCACATACCGCATCGGGAAGCAGACGTGCGACCAACCTTCGCGCTTCAACAAGTATCCGGGCAGATCTTCTTGGTGCAATCGCTGTCCGACGACGATGACTACGAGGTTCCGACGCGTGATACCGCGCGGCGATATCGTGCGGTCGAACCATTCCTGCACTGTCTTACGCTCGGCGTCGGATTCGGCTTGCTGTGCGGTGGCCGCGTCGTCAATGTTGATGAAGTCGGGGTGCTCACCGATGCCCGCGCCTCCCACAGACGTCGCAATTCGCCATCCGCCCTTCTCGGTGTTGTACCGGATCTTCGTATTCTGCTCCTCGTTCAACTTCAACGGGAAGCGATCCTGGTACCACTTGCTTTCCACGATGTCGCGGACGCGGAGATTGTCTCGTATGGTCAGCGACTGACCGTAGGAAGCGGTGAGAAACCGCTTCGAACCATCTCGCGCCCACACCCACGCCGGAAAGATCACATTGATCAGCAGCGACTTCAACGTGCCCGGCGGCACATTGATAATCCACCGCTTGTTCATGTCGCGCGGATTCTTGACGATGTCTTGTAGGAGCTTGCAGAGTACGCGGACGTGCCACGTCTCGACAAACACTTGGGAGGGTTCAACGATGGGCCAAGCGGCCTTGAGAAACTTGTAGAGGTCATCCCGAAACTCTGCAGCCTCGAGCGAGATCGTCAGGCGTTCACAGTCCCGGAGTTCATCCGCGAACTGTTCGCCGTCGTCACGCGTGGCCAGTGAAGTGTCGGACATGATCTCCTTAAGCCCATCATGAACCCTCCTTCACTCATCCGCGATTGTTGCAGCTGCCGAAGTGTTCGTTGAAACCGCGGTCGAGCATGTCCGCGTGATACACCTTGTGGCAGAGTGGGCACCGCGCCTGTTGCCGTTCGATGCCGAGCCGTTTCATCTCCGACGCCCTAGCCTGATCCTCGGCCTTGCGCCGGTTCTTCTTCGAACCGTCCATGACTCACCTCCTATTGAAGGATCATCATGACCGTCCTTTCTGCGCCCGCGGCGCGCTTAGTTAATCGTGTCCTTGATCAAATCGTGCGACCCGCCGCGCGGCATCACCACCGGGTTGACCGCAATCTGCTGCTGCCGAGCGCGTGCGCGGCCTTTGATCTCTCTGATCTGGGCCAGGTGCGCGAGCAACTCCCCGCGTTCCTCGGGCAACAGCACGTCCAGGTTGATGTCTCCGTCTCCCTGCCGCGCAATCTCGAGGATTGCGTGCGGACCCATGCCCGCGCGGTCGAGAATTGTCTGACACGTCCGGACAATCATCCGCTTCTCGTCCGTATCGCCGCGCGGAAAGCCGCACGTCGCACAGGTGTTGGCGGCGAATTGGTCGAGGATGGAGAACAGCGCTTCAATGGCGGGGAGCCGAGACTGCGCCATCAACTGCTCGGCCTTGATCTTGGCCGCGGGGTTCGCACCGCCGTGCAGATTGCACCGCGTGAAGCCCGGGCGGACGTCGCGCTTGCACGGACGACCGCTCGCGCAGATGTAGGGGCCTGACGGGTTCGCGTCGTCTCCGCATTTCATCAAGATCAATTATACCGCGCTCGTCAATGGATGCGCTGGGCGCGCAGACCTCCGCTCGGCCGGCGTTTTGACTATTTCTGGGCGCTTGTCGCCTCTTGCGTGGCGCCTCCGAGGACCATGACCTCCGCGAACTGAAAATTTTCTAGTGACTGATCGCACCGAAAAATTTTGGGAGCTATGATCCAAGCTAGCGGCCGGTGGGTCGGGCATCGTTCGGTTTCTACCAGAGGCGCCACGGGACCTGCACCCATCGCCGCGCGGACATAGAGGATCTGCGTCCTGCCCGGCGCATCCGGACGTCTCGAGCAGCACGTCGAACCGCGAACGCCGCGCGAACCAACCGTGGCGATGGTCTACGTTTGGTGGCCTCGATTGCACATTGGTGCTAGGAGTTGCCATTGGGTGCCATTGGGTGCGCGCCAGTGCACACAAGATCTATTGGGTGCGCAGCATTTCTCTATGCACCAGCGTGCAATGGTGTGCAGAGTCTGATAACCATTGTTATGTTAACTGGACATGGCTGCACAGCGGTGCGGGCTGATTCTATTGGATGCGCAGAGGTGCGGAGAGATATCAGTAGTTGCACAGTTTAGCTGTCGGATGGGACTACGCGCGACTGAGCGCAGGACTACACGCCTGTGAGCGCAGGACTACACGCCCGGCGCAACCATGCGGCGCGCGGTCGTGGTTCGCGCGGTTCGACACGTCACGCACATGGCCCCGTGGAGGCGGCCTGGAGAGCCTACGTTTGACGAACGCAGCGCCTCGCGCGTGCTGTTCATGTGATACGAGGACGTCTCAGGCGTGTAACGCTCAGTAACGTGAGGTAACGATTGATCGTTACAGGGTAAGTCGTTCGTCAATCGAGGGTTCAGTATGTTGTAACGATGTAATGATTTGAAGAAGGGAGAATAGTAAGCGCGCACGCACGACCCCTTTGTAGAAATCATTCTGAGGCTCTGATCGTTACATCATTACACCAGTCACAACCACCTCGAGAATCAAGCAGTTGCAGGTGTAACGATGTAACGACGTTCTTTGAGGATGGGAAATCAGGAACGCGGAAAGTCGTTGAGGGCGTCGAGAATCGTAGAATCGTAGTCCCACCAGGCAGAACAAAAGTGCTTCAACGAGGAACGTTCCACACGTAACTCATACAACTTACTCCACGCTTTCAATCGCGCTTTGGAACCCACAACGGTAACCTTTAACTTCTCGATGAGTTGATCCCGCAGTACAGTATCTCGCGGCGCACAATCGCACATGTTTCCTCCTCGGATGCGCTGGGCGCGGTTAGAAAGGCAACCCCGGAACACTCGCCGCGCCCGCATTGTCTGGCCATTCGGTCGTTGTATGTAGGCGAGCATCAAAGGTCGCTCGAGCATCATTGAGTGAAGCCAGTTTCAGACATCGCACCACCTCACCATTGATGCGTGCGGCCTTGGGTTTATGTGGCGACATCCAGTTGTGCACCAATTCAGAAAACGTTTTCTGACCCAGCACACGTCGACTACCGGCCCACATCTTATACGCGTCGTAGATCACGGCGACCGGTATC